TGGTAGTATAGGGGTATTATTTAAATAATAATAATAATAATAATAATAATAATAATATATTAAAAGTGGAACAAAAAAACATACTATAGAATGGCCTATTCTGAAGAGTTCATATTGCACCTTGAGGAATTAGCTCACATCTACATTGATGAGTGCATAAATCATAAGAAGGAAATGATCTCCAATAAAGGAGATATTGTCCTGGTATCTGATCGTCACATACCTACAATAGACTATTTTTTGAGGATATGGATACCAATAGTCAGGAAGGATAAAAGCATTCACAGAGATACTTACTACACTTGGCTCAATTCTGATGACAAACTCAAATCCGACACTATCAAAAAAATTGACGAGCTTTTCAAGGGCTTAGCTATTGATATTGTGGGCAATGAAGGCAAGGGAATCTTCTATGCCAAGAACAGACTCGGCATGCATGATCGTCAGCACCTTGAACAAAAGAATGTTGACAAGTTTGATTTTGAGGAATAAGTCTTATCTTCAACGCAACTTCATAAAGTAGATATTTAGGTATCCGGGTGGCGCAGCGCACTGCGCTATTTTTTACATGGCAACAATCAAAGGATACAAACCACATGACAATCAGCGAATGATTCACAACGCTATCAATTCAGGAGCGCAGAAATACTATGCGCTGAATATTGGTAGGCAGTTTGGAAAGACATTGCTTGGGATCAATCAGCTTCTGTATTGGGCCATCAATGATCCAGGGTGCAAGATCGCATGGGTGACTCCGGTATACAAGCAAGGGAAGAAAGTATTTGCGGATCTGGAGAGGGCAGTCCGCAGCTCAGGTCTATTTGAGTTCAATAAGTCTGATCTGATCGTGAGTGGGTTTGGATCTACCATTGAATTCTTTTCAGGTGAAAGGCCTGATAACATCCGAGGAAATACATTTCAATACATGATCGTTGATGAGATGGCATTCACCAGACCAGAACTTTGGGATGAGGTCCTATCAGCTACTGTCATGGTAAAAGGAAAGAAGGTGATATTCATATCAACTCCGAAGGGAAGGAATCACTTTCACAGGATCTGTATGCAGCCAAACTATGATGAGAGGTATGCGTACTTTCATTTCACATCCTATGACAATCCCATGATAGATCCGCAGGAACTCAATGAAAGAAAGCGGTCACTGCCTGATCACATCTTCAGACAGGAATACATGGCTGAGTTTATCGACAATGCTTCAGGACTATTTAAGGATATCAGATCCTGCGTGGGTACCTGGGCAGCTCAAGGCAAGAACTATGCAGGGCTTGACATTGGTAGGGCAGATGACTACACTGTGCTGACCATACTGAATGAAGCAGGGCAGATGATCTATGTCGGCAGATGGAGACACGATGAATGGACTAAGATCATCGACAAAGTAGAGGCACAGATCCGCAAATACAATGCAGTGACTCTGATCGAGGTCAATAACCAGGGAGATATATTCCATGAGATGCTGTCATCTCGGATGCGTAACCTGATCAATCCATTCACTACCACATCCAAAACAAAGCCGGTCATCATTGAGGATCTTGCCCTGGCATTTGAGCAGAAGGAGATCAAGATCATGGAGGAGGGGTGGCTCATTGATGAGCTTGAGAATTTCACGTATATTTACAATCCGAATACGAGATCAGTTCAATACTCTGCACCTATCGGTATGCATGATGATGGAGTGATCTCACTCGCACTGGCATGGCATTGCAGAAAGCACTACAGCAAGCGAGGTCAATATAAGATATTACGAGCATGAAACAGATACAGGCATCCTATCCAAAGAGCATCAGAGAATGCACTCCAGATCAGTTAACAAAATGGCTGATGTTGGCACCGATCATCCAGGACACAAATAAGACATTGAGCAACATGCTTGATTTTCACTGTCAGCTGATCAGCATCTTCACAGGACTATCGATGAATCAGGTCCGCAAGGTTCATGTAGATGATATCTTAAACCTGGCAACAGAACTGCTCAAGATGTTGGCTGAGTTTAAAACTGAGGAGCCATCCGGATCTGTGACCATTGAGGGCAAAACCTATATCTTTGAAAAGAACTTTGAATACATCACTACCGGGCAGATCATTGATATGAAGCTAATCGAGGATGTATCTCAGTCACCTGCTGAAGCACTTGCCATCTGCTATGTTGAAGAGGGTATGGAATACTGCCAGGAGGATCCGCGAGGAAAGGTATTGAATCCTAACAAGAAACGTGAGGAGATCTTCAAGGCCAAGTTCCCCGGTGATGAGTTCCTGAATTTCTTCGCTTTTTTTTTGCGCGAATCCGAGAAGCGGAAGCTCGCTATCATGGGGATTCAGTCAGCGAGGATGACAGTGATGAATCAGAAACTTCTGAAGCAACTATCAGAGATTCCGAATGGTTCGCCTGGACCAAGAACATCACGTACCTGGCTAAAGAAATTGGTAAAGATGTGGACACTATCACGCGTCAGCCATACGTAAAGACGTTATTCTGGCTGAATTTCTACAAGATAAAAACGGAACAAGATTACATCTTATATAAGAATGGCAGAGTTTGATTTCTTAGAAGGATTGGGATTCTCACAGACTGATCTTGCTCAGCCTGAGACAGCCTATGACAAGTTCATTCTCGCGCTTGGAAACTCAGTCACAGAGTCATTCAGAGATTACATCAGGGACAATGTAAACAACACAGGAGCATTGGCTCAATCTGTGGTGTACTTTCCAACTGGAGAGATGAGCTTTGAGATCCAAGCGGATCAATACTACAAGTTCCAGGATGAGGGTGTGAATCCTGTAGGGCAAAACAAGTTCCCGACAAACTATCAATTCAAGCTGCCATTTGTAACCAAGGCACATGCCATGGCCATCAGAGAATGGAAAGGATATGACATGAGTCATGCCTATGCATCGGCAGCAGCTACCAAGTTTAAATATGGATTGAAGCCTCGCAACATCACAGCTAATGTCATGACTGATGAGGTGCTTGATAAGATAGCAGCAGATCTGGCAGAGGTAACCGGGTTAATCTTCGAGGTGACATTCACAAAAAATACTGAAAAATGGCAATAACTATTGGAAGTCCTCAGCCTTTTTGGCCGATATGCAATAATGTGACATATCAATTTGAATCAGATCAGACTGCGCAGCCGAATTTCTCCTATATTGTAGAGGTATATATCAATGCTGCTCTTCATTCAACTCATGAGGTATATCCAGAGAGTGGTATTGCTGGCAAGTTTATTCTTTCAAGTATAGGCAGAGCTGTGGTGACCACAAACTATCCAGGGGAATCTACACTTGCACAGGAGCTGCTTGTGGATAATGAATGGGAGATCAAGGTGTATGAAAAGTATGGCACTCCTCCGGTGACTGATCTTGGATCTGTTGTCACATCTGCATCAAGAAGATTCTTGAATGGATCATTCAGATATGCCGACGCTGTTACAGGAGGATGGGACTATCAAGATTATGATCTTGACACAGGTGGAAAAGGTGATCTATTCTTGACTGATTTCCCAAGGAGTCGCAGAGATATGGTTGCATATGAGGAATACAAATATCTTTCAATCATAAATAGTGGAGCTGATAACTGCACCGGATATGTTAGCTTATATGATATCACTGGATCATTAATAACATCAGCTACATGGATTGGCGCACTTGGTTCAAATCTAAGAGTGCCATTGCTTAATGTGGCACCGATTAACTTAGTGACAGGCACATCACTTGTTCAGGCTGATTTTGATGATTGCTACTATTACACTATCCAGATCAAACAGACAGCAACTCCATCAAATGATTCTGAGATCTATACAATATACTACGATCAATCATGCAGTCCATATTCCAGGAGGAGATTGCACTGGCTTAATAAATATGGAGCATGGGATAGCTTTACATTTACATTGCTTTCAGAGGATTCAACTGATATCACATCAAACAGATATTCAAGATCAGTGGGTAGATGGAATGGCGCAGGGAATTATGAATATGATCTCAGTGATGGACAGCAGATGACCATGAGTAAATTCATGCAGGATAAACTGATTCTCAATTCAGACTGGATCCATGAGGATGTACAGCAATGGCTTGTACGTGAGCTGTACGAATCACCAAGGGTATATCTACAGAATGACTTTGGATCAACTATACTGGAGCCTGTCAATGTCACCAATGCGAACTATATTCTGAAGCAAAGAAGGAAAGCAGGACTCATTCAAGAGCTTGTTCAGATTGATAGGACCTATACTAAAATCTCTCAGCTCGGCTAATGGAACTATACATCAATAATTTCAAAGTTGACATCAATGAGAGGCTGCCTTTTCCATTGACCTACAGCATCAGTGATGTTAAGGATCTGAGTGCAAGGAAAGGAAACAACTCAAAGACTATCAGCATACCAGGTACCAAAGGGAATTTATTCCTGATGTACAATGCTTTCAGCTTGAGCGTAACGGCAGGAGTCACAGGTGAGGTCAGCTCATTTGACTTTGATCCCACTACCAAGGCCATAGCTCGATACTATGAGCAAGGGATCCTGCAATTCAATGGCTATTGTCAGCTGATAGATTGCGAGCATCTGAATGGTGACTGGTCATTCAATATAGTTCTATTCAGTGATCAGCTTGACTATATTGCCAGGCTCGCACAGATCAAAGTGAATGAGCTTGATTGGTCCGCATATGATCATGCATGCACCAGGGCAAATCAGACTGACTCATGGGCAGGAACTGTACAGGTTAATTCTGTATCAACTCCCAATAAGACTGGAGCTAATTGGGATGGATTCGGATATTACTATGGACTCATTGACTATGGATTCAGTAGGGTGGCACCGGATACATTCGCAGTGGATCAGATTGCTCCTCAGATGTTCTGCTATGAGATCCTGCAAAAAGCATTTGAATACGCAGGGATCACATGGAATAGTGCATTCCTTGAATCACAGACATTCAAGAGATTGCTGATGGCATATCAGGGAGGTGAGCTTCCGAATGTCAACGCAACACTGGCAGCACAATACAGCGCATACAATGATGAGGACAATAGGCCAGATGGATACATCTTGCAGACAGGGCTATCTATCGGACCATGGCTATTGATTCCCGGAGGTGGTGGAGATCGCAAAGCAGACTACAATCTTGCTGTGAATACTCAGCCTGTATATGGTACCATGATCACAGATCCTGAAGGACAGATCACCAATGGCACTCCGCTAACATTTCAGGCTGCATATGGTGGATTGTTTCTGCTTGAGTATGCAGGAGATCATGATATCACATTTGATTTTAATATCGCAGGAGCTACAATTGTGGATGCACACTTGAGATTCTCATTGCAGCTCTTGGTGTATAAGAATGGATTCGCCATCAGTAATAACATCGTATATCAGGGAGATCTGGACAATGCTACTGGAGATGTGACTGGCACTGTATCATTCAACTATTCTGAGGTATTTAATTTGGCAATCAATGATGAGCTGACATTCAGATACGTTTGTCAGGTATATGACAGTGATATCCGGGTTGATGCAATACCTACAACATTTTCTACATCATTCAACATCACCAATGTGAATGCTCAGATCAATATACTCAAGCAAGAGCAGACATTTGCACCTGGATCTACTGTGCAGCTGAATCAATTCCTGCCTGATATGGACTGTGCTACATTCCTGAAGGGAATCACTACGGCATTTAATCTGTATGTAAAGCCATCCACAGATGATCCCACTATCCTGGAGATTGAACCATTGAATGATTTCTACGGAAGCACAGCTGATGCATTGAACTGGACTGATAAGGTAGATCACAGCAGAGTCATGAGAGTAACTCCGACAATCAACTTTTCAAGCAAGGACTATGCTTTCAAATTTGCTGAGGATTCAGATTACTACAATGCAGCCTATCAGAATGACAGAGGTGAACAGTATGGATCTTTCCTGCTTGAGTCACAGAATCAATTCAGTAAAGATACCACAGAATTCACTCTGCCATTTGCTCAGAAGCTACTTGTCAACATCCCATTTGATGATGTGACATTCACGAATATAGTGGTGCCTCGATCATTCCAGGTGCGATTCAATGAGGATGGATCCTCAGAGATCAATGTGGCTAAGGGTAAACCATTTTTGGTACAGCTCGGACCAATGACATCAGCTGCATGGAATCACATTGATGAGGCAGGAGTGAGTCATGCCGAGACAGACTATCCATATGTTGGGCATCTCAATAGTTTGACATCACCAACATTTGATTTTAACTTTGGGGTGCCTGATTACATCTACTACGATGGAGCAGCGTATACCACAGAGAATCTGTATTTCTACCATGAGCAATTCATGAAGGAGATCATCTCCAGATTTGGCAAGCAGATGAACTGCTATATCAAGATCACTCCGGACATGGTGAATCTCTTAGACTTCAAGAAACTTATCAACATTGATGGGGTAGTGTACAGGCTCCAGAAGGTAGAGAACTATGACTCAGGCAAGGATGAGACTACAGCAGTGGAACTGATTCGCATAATAAAGAGTGAGGGACTCGCAGCATTCACTACTGTTCCTCCATTCGTTCCATCACTTGGGGCCACATGGAGAGTCACAGAGGCAGGAGGTATTGCGAACAACAGGATCACAGAAGATGGAACGCAAATAAGAAGAACAGAATAATATGGCACAATGGGAAGAGATCCTGGTAGCAAGCCAGGGAACAATCGTAGTAAACGATACAACAGAGAAGACAGTAACATTTGACGCGATCTTTGTACTTGAGGATACAGTATTCAACAGTATAAAGGTAGCAGGAGTGGATATCAAGTCTGAGATCATCACAACTCCGGGTACTGCGGTAAAAGCTGGCGCAATGATCAGAGCAAGTGGAGGTCGTAAATTCTCTGCTGTAGATTTGACATCAGGATCTGTGATCTTAATTCTCTGATCATGTACGGATACGGATTTGAAATGATGTTTAATAGTATGAGGACTGCAATCATTGCAGCTGCTTCGCTATTTTATCGCATCACAGAGGATGGCACCAACAGAATAACAGAAGACAATCAACAACGAATAATAGAATAATATGGCACAGAAGATAAGTGGACTGACAGCAATGTCAGCAGCAAGAATGGCAGCAACAGATTTGCTTGAGGTATCAGTAGATTCTGGAGGTGGTACATACGTATCACGAAAGATGACAGGATCACAACTCGCAAAGACTATTCCTGTAGAGATTGTGGTAGCTGCATCTGATGAGTCCACAGCACTTACTACGGGAACTGCAAAGGTTACATTCAGAATGCCTCATGCAATGACTTTGACATCAGTACGCGCATCACTATCAACTGCTCAGGCTTCAGGTAGTATCTTCACTGTTGACATCAACGAAGGTGGCACATCAGTTCTAAGTACGAAGCTGACTATTGACAACACAGAAAAGACAAGTACAACAGCTGCAACGCCTGCTGTAATATCTGACTCTGCACTCAGTGATGATAGCGAAATAACTATCGACATTGATCAAATAGGTGATGGAACTGCAAAAGGTTTAAAAGTTACATTGATAGGATACAGAGCGTAAGTTATGGGAATGATCATCAATCCATATTTAGTGCAGCCAAGTGTGCCAGCATTTTCTTTTTTGCTTGACACATATACAACAGCTGCTATTGCATATTCTTCTACTCGTAGATTAAGATCTGGATATACAGGTGCATTAATTCGTGTTAGGCGCAGTTCAGATAACACAGAGCAGGATATAGGATATACAGCTGGAAACTTATTGGATACATCTGCTCTTACTTCTTTCGTAGGTGCTGGCAATGGATTTGTTACTACTTGGTATGATCAGAGTGGAAACGGTAAAAATGCAACTCAAACAACAGCTATAAGACAACCACAAATAGTGTCAAGTGGTAGTATTTTACTTAAAAATGGTAAGCCGAATATTAATTTTACAAGCCAAATATTAAATATTGGAACATCTCAAAATATAGCAAATACATCATATATTGCTATTGTAGGTAATTCATCAAATACTGGTTCTGGATCAGCAAGTACTTGGTACTATCAATCTAATCCAGGAGATAATCCTGAATTAAGAATTGGTGTTGGCGATGGATTATTATGCTATATGAATGGTGGATATTTAGGTTTTTCACCATCAGGCACTGGATTTTTAACAAATAGAATACACACGATAATATCAGCAGCTGGAACTACTATGTCATATTATGGAAATAATACATTAGTGGGATCAGGTACAAGAACTTCTACTTGGGGAACTGGTGTTTATTCCTATTCAATTGGTGGATATTATGCTCTTTCTCTATATAGAGATGGTGACTGTCAAGAATATATTTTGTACAATTCAGATAAGTCTGCTGATAGAACTGGTATCACAACTAATATAAATGATTTTTACGCAATCTACTAATGAAAGTAACAGGCTACAAATACACAAATGAACAGGATGCTATTGATGCAAGAGAGGCTTGTGATAGTTACTATGGTATTCCTGTTTCACCTGATGATGTAACTCAGAACTGGGTTGAATATCAAGAAGCATCTTTAGATTCTCCTATCTTTTGGTATATCTCACATGATAAATCTCTTGATGTAGTATTAGGCGCACCTATTGACTTTGATGTAACAGAACCATTACCACCATTGAATTGATGTAAATATTTTAACTTTACAAAGGCCGGGTGACTGGCCTTTTTTTGAATAAAGACATGGCAAATAAAGAAGCAGTATTTTCGCTAAGGGTTGACACAGGCAGCTCAGTACAGGATGTACAATCATTTGACAAGGCGATCAATGATCTCAATAAGGATGTGCAGAATGTACAGAATACTGCGCAGAGTGGTGCAGGGCTTGATACCTTTGATCAGAAGATGGCCGAACTCAATGCCAGGGTAGAGGCAGGAGGCTTGACCATGCGTGAGCTGACTCAGACCATGAAGCAATATCAGACTATTGCTGCTCAGGCTGGCATGGAATCACCTGTAGGTCAACAGGCACTACAAGCAGCAGCGCAGCTCAAGGATGAGATAGGAGATCTGAAGGCTGCTACTACTGCACTATCCTCTGACTTTGTTGCACTTGATACTACACTTGCAGGAGTAGAGACAGGAGCAGCTGTATTTGAAGGATTCCAAAGTGCAATGGCTTTGACTGGGGTGGAGAGTGAAGCATTGATTCAAACCATGGTGAAGCTACAAGCTACTCAGGGACTTGTCAACGCAGTCAATACCATAGCAAAAAATCTGAACTCTGATGCAATACTTGGTATTCAGCTACGCAATGCAGCTGAGAAGATCAAAACTGCACTCACTGTTGAGAACACAGTAGCTACCGGTGCCAATGCAGGAGCAACTGTTGCCATGACTACAGCACAGAAAGCTGCTACTATTGCGACAAACCTGGGGACTCTCGCCATGAAAGCACTCAATGCAGTGATCAAGGCTAATCCTATTTTCTTATTGATTGGCGCACTTGCTGCTGTGGCAGGAGCATTGATTGCATTCGGTGACAATTCTGAGGAAGCTGCTGAATCAAATGAGAAATTTACCAAGAGCCTGGAGAATTCAAGGAAGGCAGCTGATGATTCATTCGCTGCACTACAGAAGCATCTTGATCAGAGAGTGAAATTGCTTGAGGCATCCGGTGCAAAAGATTCAGAAATCACTGAGCAACAGATACAGAATCTCGAGCAGCTTGCCAAGGCCAGACAGAATTCAAGGCAGCAGGAACAATATGCATTCCAGAACTTGAGTAAACGATATCAGCAAATGCTTGAGCAGGGCAATGAGGATGAAGCTGCCAAGATCCGGGAGCAATTGACTGCATCCAGGGAGCGATATGTTGCACTTGGTAAACAGGCCAAAGATTACTACAATGATATCAAATTTCAGCGTGAACTGGACGCTGCTGAGAACAAGAAGAAAGTAGAAGACAATGCCAAGAAAGTAGCTGAGAATGCAGAGAAGGTACAGAAGGCCCAAGCAGAGAAAGCAGCAGAGGCAGCAAAGAAAGCAGCGGATCAACGAAAGGAAGATCTGAAAAAAATTCAGGAAGCTGAGAAAGAATTCAATCGCAGCATCATGAGTGATAAGGAGCAAGAGATCCTGAAAGAACAGGATAAGTATGCTGAACTCATGAAGCTGGCCAAAAAGCATGGGTATGATACAACAAATCTAAGACTGGCACTCAAGAATGCAATCAATGATATTGAGGCAAAGTATGCACAGCAGGAACTTGATCTCATTGATAAGACAAACAAAGAGAAGCAAGAGAAAGATCGAGAAGAATTCAATCGTAAAGAAGCACTCAGAAGAGAGGAGATTGCAGCTGAAGAGGCATTTTATGATACGTACAATGCAGCACTGTTGACTCAGCAACAAGCTGAGGAGCTTGCTGTGACAGATAAGTATTTTAATCTGATTGAACAGGCTAAAAAATACGGCCTTGATGTGAC